CCAAAGTAAAACTATCTTTGGCTGCTGCGTATTGAAAATCAATTTTGGGTTTGGTGAAGTTTGATCTAAAACCTTTTATGTCGCCGAGCACACCCAGTACTGTATAATTACTATCTATTTTGCTGGGATTGATTTGATCAGCCATTTTGATTTCTTGTTGCAGATATTTATTTCCTATTAGGTTATACTAAATAGTGCAAAGGTCCGCTAAGATGCAAAAAAAGACACGAAGTTTACTGGAAGAATTGGACAGCATGTATGTTGAGCGTGATCGCCGGCTGATAATTGAAAATAGAGCAGCCAATGTGATTGCCAATGCCATACGTTTGCTTGAGCAGATTGAACAAGAGTTTGATCCAGAGCAGGCAGAAAATCTCACACGCAAACTGCTGAATGCCATTCGAACAAAAGATTCAGACAAATTCTCAAGATCAGTAAGGAAAACACATGCAGATTCATGAAATATTCCGTCGTCAAACCAATGAAGGGGTGCTAGGCGGCATTGCTACCGCCATGGCCAACAAAACACTGTCAACACTTGGGTCGGCTACCGGAATAGATCTCAAGTCAGCTGCGGCAGGCGGCGTTGCTGCTGTGGGATCTGCTGCTGCACAAGGTGCAGCAACCGAGATGAATGCGCCATTGATCAAACAACTGGCAGCTCAGGCTCAAGAAGATTGGACCAAATCATTGAGTTTTTTAATGACGCAAAAAGGCACAAACAACATTGACGAGTTGGCCCCGGCAGCCGAAGCTGAACTGCGTAAGTACATCAACACAAAGATGCTGCCCAGACGCAGCGGGCTTACCAATTACACCGATATTACAAGAAAAATGAGCGGTGCCGGCCCAGATCAAGTGGTCATGGCCAATGACGCAGTAACACAGATTGATCAAGCTATCAAGAACATATTGACTGCAGGAGCCAAAAAACCAGAATTGGATACTGCTTGGTTGAATCTTGCCACAAACATATTTGAGATCACCAGCATGGCCCAGTTCCAGCAGCGGGGTGTTGGCAACAATCCAGCCGGCAATAATCCAGCTGAGATGTCTCAAGCTGCTGCGGCAGCCGGGCTCACTGCCCAAGATCTTGGCATACCCAAAGGAACGGTCAAAGCCACTGGAAATCCAGATGCGGATGCTCTGTTAAAAGCATTGGGACTCATATGAAACTGTTGGAAGGCGGGAACGTATTCAAAGATGCAGATGGCAATGCACTGACGCAACGTATCAATCAGACTGATGTCAAGTCTACTCTGGCTTGGCTGGGACAGATGTTGCCGGAACTGGACCTGCAGAACAATACTCTGGGATCCACTGGTATTCGAGACACATCGGGCGACCTGGACATTGCAGTCGATGCTGCGCAATTTACCAAAGAACAACTGATTACAGTGTTGACCAACTGGGCCATTGGTCACAAACAAGACCCCAAAGATTGGGTTAGAAAAACAGGTGCTGGCGTGCATTTCAAAACTCCCATCAATGGGCGTCCAGTACTGGGCTACGTGCAGACCGACTTTATGTTTTTAAACAATGTTCCCTGGAGCAAGTTTGTGCTGGGTGCCATGCCGGTTGCCAGCAAATACAAAGGACGTGAGCGCAATGTGATGATGAACAGCATGGCCAAAAGCATGGGCTACAAGCTGAATCAAATTGCTGGCCTTGCTGATCGTACCACCAACAGGATCATTACCGATGATCCCAATCAAGTGGCTCAGCTGCTGTTGAACAAATCAGCTTCCCAACAAGATCTTGCCAGTGTGGAATCCATGCTAGCAGCATTGAAGAACGACTCCGGTCGCGACGCCAAGTTGGCTGATTTCAAGCAGCACATGGCTCGCGAAAATTTGCCGTTCTTGGAAAGTGCAAATCCGTATGAGCCTGTGTCAGATGCAAACTTTCTTGCGCGGCTGCGCGACCGTATTGTGAATCAAGGCATGCAGCCCATCATGGAAACAGCGTCTACAGTGATCTCAGAAGCCGACGTTGCAGGAGTAGGCGGCAAAGCCAAGGGCATTGAACACCTGGAAGACCTGGTATTCCGCAAAGGCAGTCGCGGAGTAGTCGAAGCACTGGCCATTGTTGATGCTGCCACACAGCAGCCCGGTACTACCACAGTAAAGTGGGATGGAAAACCCGCACTCATATTTGGACGCAAGCCCGCCACGGGTGAATTTGTGCTCACAGATGGATCTGGATTTGAGGCCAAAGGATACGACGGCCTGGCCACCAGTCCTGACATGATGGCCAACATACAGCGCACACGTTCGGGCTCACGAGACGAATTGATTCAGCTGTATGCCACATTGTTTCCTGTGCTTGAACAAGCAACCCCCGCCAACTTTCGAGGCTATGTCAAGGGCGACTTGATTTACATGAACACTCCCGAACTGGTATCGGGCAATTATGTATTCAAACCCAACACAGTGCAGTATCGTATACCTGCCAATACTGCCCTGGGTCAACGCATTGGCAACAGCGGCATTGGCATAGCCATGCACTCCATGTATGCTGATGTGGGTGATGCGCGACAACCCCTGAGCCGAGTGAAATTTATTGATGTGCCAGGTCTGCTGTTGATTGAACCAATTTCGGGCAAATCAATACAGCCCAATACTGCATTGACCAAACAGATAAAAAGCATACTTGGCAGCAAAGGAGCAGCTATTGACACTCTGTTCAATCCTGCTGAACTGAGGGCCATGCAGATAACAGATCTTGCTCGGCTGTGCGTGGACTATATCAATTACAGAATTGGATCTGGAAATTTTGACAATTTGCTGGCGGAGTTTGGAGACTGGTTACAGACCAAAGTCACACCAAGAAAATTTACCAACATTGTGGAATATTTGACCAGTCCCAGCAGCAATCAAGATGGGCTGGCAGCAGCATTCACTTTGTTTATTCTGTTGCACGATCTCAAGTTGGACATACTCCAGCAGCTGGACATGAAGGATCCTGGACATGAAGGTTGGGTAATGGCCACTCCGTCGGGCTATGCCAAAGCAGTCAATCGTTTTGATTTCACTGCTAGAAATCGTGCCCAAAACAATCCTAGATAACAGTTTTTGGGCCAAAAGACTAAATAAGTGCAGGGACACAGTTCCCATTAACTTAAAGGAAATTTTATTATGGCATTTTTTATCCCCAAAAACGGTGATTCACAACCAGTATTTGCATCTGACGTGCAAAACGGCCCAGTCCCTGCTGATGCGGCCACAGCTGCTACTCCGGTCAATTTGGCTGGCCCCAAGCTGGACTTTTTCCGTGCAGTGGCCAATACTTCGGTTGTCAGCCAACAAGGCGTGCAAGAGTATGTGGGCAATGTTATTCAAGCAATCCAGCAAACTGCTACAATTGCAATGTATCAAGTTGACGGAGTAACACTGAGCTTTGCAGTGTATCCAACCGGTGCATTTGCCGATGCTGCTGCGTTCCTAGTTGCTGCCAACGTGGCCTTCACTGGCTATCAGTTGAACAGTTGCACCAGTATTGGTTTCAAGCTGTCTGCATCCTAATATATAGGTCAAGTGTGATGAAACCCCGGAATAAAACCCGGGGTTTTCTTTTGACGTTAAATACCATAGAATGCAAATATTATGTAGAACCCTGTTTGATTGTAGTGCAACAGGTATAACCGGACACTTTAGGCAACATCAAGTGCCTTTTCGAGACCAAACCAACAACCATATCATTGACGAATTGTCCTGGAATCAAGCACGGAATCAACAACGCAACTGGGAAACCATTCAACAAATTATTGGGCTGCGAGCCCAGGCAACTGTGGTACAGGTTCCCAAGCACATCAACAACAGATGGCAGTTTGTATTTGAAGTTGATTCACCCGGGGTGTATAGTGGCACTGGTGTGCTAGGAGACCTGGATAGTCTGCTGCATGAATGTGCTGGTATACCCATGTGTGCAACATCAAACAAAATACTGGGCCTGCAACCACAATTGATAACAGCTGGCGCCAATCAAAATATTTGGTTCAAAACCATAAATACTTCAATAGGAGAATATTAATGGACACGACTGAGATTGAAAAGAAAAGCCTAGAAGCTCACGTTGAATTATGTGCCGAAAGATATCGACAGTTGGATCACAGACTGGAAACATTAACTGAAAAAATAACTGCATTGCATGCCAATGTAGACCGGCTGGCTGGTACCATGCACAAAGCAAATACCAAAGTCAATGACCAGCTGCTGGCCTGGGGCGGCAGCCTTGTTGTTGTTCTTCTTGGCACCATTAGCTGGCTAGCATCAAAATATTTTGTATGAGTCAAGCCCAAAAATTAGAACGATTTGCTCAGCGCGAAGTGCTGCGTAATATCCATACCATGATAGTGAGCGACGATGACGGCGGATACGTGGCATTTGGCCAATATCATTTGCGCCCAGGCGCTGGAATGTTTCGAGTATATAACTTGGCAGGATATTTGGCAGGAGAGTTTGGCAACAAACGCACAGCCATCAGCTGGTGTGTGGCTGACAGAAACAGGCAAATAGGACTGGCGCAACACATCAAGAATTTGGACTGCAAGCGACAACAGATCGGTGCTGATTTAGCCGCAACACAACGATCAGTGATTGGCACAAAGGATTGCGCATTTGCAGAAATGATGATGACCAAGATGCAACCCAAGGCTCAACTGTATGCCGTGTTAAACAATGAATTAGAAAAATGTTTAAATTCGGCTAAATATCTACAACTAAGAGGATTCGAAAATGAAACTGCAAGAACTAGCGGCATCCAAGCCAACTAAAAACGTAGCCCGTGTGTTTGAAAGCTATTTTGGCTCACGCATGAGTTTTGATCAGCTAACTGGTCCACAGGCATGGACCATGCTGAAACGTGTGCGTAGCGCTCTAAGCGAAACCCGCCAACAACGTGCATTCCACAAAAGCGAAAAAAATCCGGCCTACCTCAAGATGGTAATGCTGGAACAGGCCCTGGCAGCCAGAATCATGGAAATCGCGCCAGTTCCCCCAGTGGCAGCAGCTGCCCCTGCTGCCCCTGGTGCCACTCCGCAAACTGCTGTGGCAGGCGGACAACCTGCAGTGGCTGGTGCAGTGGCCAAGGATCCCAAACTGGCTAGTGCTCTCAAGAAAACCACCGCCGGTCAAACATTAACTCCAGAAGAACAAAAACTTGTGGCTGGCGCTGCTATGATGCAAGCTGAAAGTCGTCTGCGAAGAGCATATCGCACACTTAAAGAATCAGAAGTGCAGCAAGCTCAAGTGGTGCTGGCAGCCCAAGACATGGTAGACAAGATGCAAAAAATGATTGAGGACACCAGCAGCCTGCAATTCAAAGAACTGCCTGCCTTGGTTGACAGCATAAAGAACCAAGTTGGCATGGAACAGGCTCAACAATTCAACGCAGATGCCAGCGCCGCACTGACTGGTCTTGTGCAGAATCTACAGGGCAGCAAACAACAAATGGAACAGGCTCTGGGCGTAGTAACTGGCCAACAGGCTGTACCTGCTGCTAACTTGGCCAGTCCAGCGGCCAATGACATGAATGATGTGACAGACATCGCGCCTGGCGACGAAATGGGGGTTGACATGGATCCAACTGCCGACGAAGAAATTCCTCCACCGCAAGCAGCACTGGGTCGTGCACGCAGATAATGAAAATTGTTGAAATAGATGCCAATGCCGGGGCCGATCCAAACCAGCTGCTGGGTCTGGTAAACTTTCTTGCTGGGCGTGCTGCCAACAGCAATGCCCAAAAACAAATCAGTCAGGCTGCATTTATTGAACTGGCACAAAGCCTGGGTATCAACATGACCAAGCAAAATATTGCTCAAATAGTTGGTTCGCTCCCTTTGTCCGGTGTGCTTGACCCCCTTGACGCCAAATCGGGCATGGTCACTTTTCGCGGCGCTGATATTGGACTGGCCAGCCTGAGTGTGCCGCAGGCACAGCAGGTAGTGGCCAAATCTGCCAAATCTGCCATGAATCGCATGAAATAATCTGTTGAATCGTCTGCTGGTCTCACTAAATATAA